ATTCGCTAAAACGGCGAGCCGTGAGTTCTTGAAATTACGAGCCTCCGAGTTCAATATATATCCTGAAGAAGCGACTTTTGCAGAGGTAGAGGGCAAGTTTAATGCTCCAGTGCCACTGGGAAGTCGTTTTAATTTTGAAGAATACAATTTCATCGTTGATGGAGTAATTGACGATACCAACCATAGGTATAAATTGCGCTGTGAGAGCCGTGGACGTGGTGCCAATGGGTGTATTGGATATATTACCCCTGTAGTTCCTGTAAATGGGCTTACAAGCGCTGAAATCGTAAAAATCATAACACCTGGTGAAGATGAAGAAGACACCGAAGTGTTCCGTAAGAGATACTTTGAGGCTTTGAAATCTAAAGCCTATGGTGGTAATGGTGCTGATTATAAAGAAAAGGTGCTTGCTATTCCTGGTGTTGGTGGCGTGAAAGTATATCGATGTTGGAATGGCGGTGGTACCGTCAAACTTGTCGTTACCAACAGCGAGTACGGCGCTGCAGATTCTGAACTCATTAAACTGGTTCAAAATAAAATTGACCCTGTGCCACAAGGCAAAGGGTACGGAATTGCTCCAATTGGTCATACTGTAACGGTGGTTAGTGCAGAATCTGTACCACTCACCATTAATGCAAGAGTGACATTAAGCGGTGGAAGAACATCAAAAGATTTACAGCCAATCGCCACAAAGGCGATAGAATCCTACTTGCTAGGGATTCGTAAAGGTTGGGGAGAGAATGACGATAGAGGCCGTGACACAGTTCGAACCGCTTATATCGTGGCTGAAATCCTAAAACTTCCTAATGTCATTGATGTTGATTCCGTCACAATCAACGGTAGAAGTGATAAGGTTCTACTAGAAGCGCA